ACGTCGTCGGTGGTCTTGAACGCGAAGGCGAACCAAGCGCAGGACTGGACCGCCACGCTGACCCGCACGGGGACGACCCGGATGCCCTGCCACCGGCTCGTGTTCCACACGGCCGTCTCCTTGGTGACGGGGAAGGTGGACGGCCCGTAGACCGGCTTCAAGTCCGCGTCCGGGGGTTGCATCTTGTAGGACTGCGACGGCCCCACCGGGTCGAAGTTGTAGTCCTTGTACGCCTCGACCTCCAACCCGAAGGACCCCGTGGTGCCGACCCACAGGGTGACGTAGTGGACCTGCTTCTGCACCTGCGCGTCCCCGAAGTCCAGCCACGCGGACTTGTACCGGGACTCCGGGGGCGGCCCGTACACGAAGGCGTCCCCGACGAGGGACCCGCCCATGGCCCGGCGTTGCGTCAGGACGAACAGGCCGCACGGGGGGTTGGGGTTCTGCTGACTGACCGCCTCGTTGCCGGTGTGGTGGCCGAACACGAGTTCACCGCCGAACAGGCGGTCCAAGGCCCCCACGGGGAACCCCTCGCGCACCGTCCACCCCTCCTTGTCCAAGTGGTAGACGACCCCGAGGTTGGGCCGGTCGTTGCCGTCGGCGGCGAAGTAACAATGCCACGCCCGCTCGGTGGGCGAGTACCGGGCCACGGCGCGGGCCGTGCAGTCCGGGGTCACCCGGCGCATGACCGCCTCGATGTCCTCACTCAACTTGGTGACGGTCAACTCGGACCCGCCGACGAGGCCGCCGGACAGGGAGTAGATGCCGTCTTGGGCGAGGAACACGATGCCAAGGCCGGGCACCGCGTCGATGGCCTGCGGGCTTCGGCAGGCGACTTGGTTGGTGACGGTGGTGGCCCGGAACCCTTCCGTGAAGTTGCCCTGCACGACCGAGATGCCATTCTCCCGCAGGACGACGAGCACCGTGTAGTGGCCGAACAACCCCGTGATGCCCCCGGCGTCACCCGACAGGCGAATGAAGTCCGCCGCCCCGTACTGGTCCGGCTTGTTCGGGTTCGAGAAGTACAGGGTGTTCTGGTCAACGATGCCCCCGTCAAGGAACACGCAGTCTTGGTAGACGGCGCAGAACCGGGCGCGGGGGGCGGGGAACGCCGACGCGGTGGCGATGGACGGGGCCTGCGCCCCGAGTGCCACGGAGGCGTAGGGGTCGAAGAACAACTCCTCGACGTTGTTCCGCACGTCGTCCAAGAAGTAGGTGGTGTCGTCGCCGGGGGCAACGGTCCCGTCCTCGTGGTAGTTCTTGGACCGGTAGATGCGGCGGCCGACGGTCCCGGCGGGGCCACGGGGGATGCGGACGGGCACCCCGTAGTGGAACCCCTCGACGTTCGCTTCGAGTTCCCACGAGGTATCACCGGGCAGGGACAGGGCCGACTCGCTCCCGGTGTCGCTGATGAACGACACTTGGTAGGCGTAGGTGTTGCCCTTGCCGGGGGAGGACGAGGTGTTCTTGGCGAACCCAAGGCCCCAGTCACCGTACTGTCCGATGGCACTCGGCTTGGTCGGCCACCACAGGGTCACGTTGTTGGGGGTCTGCGTGATGACCGACCCGAAGGACGCCGACATCGTGACGACGCTAAGGGGTTCCGGGGCGCGGGGGAGGGCCGCGAACCCGAGGTCACGGGCAATCTGCGTCGCCACCGTCGTCGTAGCATCGGTGCCGGTGCTGATGGGCCACGGGCGAATGAACAGGGGTGCGTCGTCCCCGTTGCAGACGACGACCCCACCGGCCACCTCGCAGTAGGTGGACGCCGGTTGGCTCGGGGTGGGGATGGACCGGCCCGAACGGATGGGCAGTAGTTGGAAGGCGGGGGCCACGGGCTCGTGGACGAGGTACAGGACCCCCCGCGACTCCATGAGGATGGTCTGCCGGGAACCCTGACCCCCGCCTTGGAACACGAACAGGGAGTCCACGCGGCCCGTGTTCTGGAACGGCTGGAACCCGATGGCGACGTTGGGCCTGTACCGCTCGTACCCGACGCGGGTGGACCATCCGTCGGTGTCCGGGTCCACCCCGAAGTTGACAATCTCGGTGGCGTTCGGCCCCTCTTGCGGAAGGGTCGTCTGCAACCCACCGAGGGTACGGGCTTCGACGGTCGTTCCCTTCATCTTAGGGCACCTGCCGCAAGGGTCCGAAGCGGTTGAAGCGTTGCGTCCCGGCCACGGCGAAGTCACCCTTCACGATGCGACGGGCAGCGTCAATCAAGTACCGGCGCTCCATCTTCAAGAGTTCGCCGTCCGACCGCTTCTCGTACAGGGCGGACTCCGACGGGTTGTCTGACTTCATCAGAAGTTGGACGAGTGCCCGGTAGGCGATGATGACCCGGTGGGCCGCCGGAATGTCCGGGGTGTCGGTCGCCTCGACCAAGGGCCGGGGCCGGGACAGGTAGCGCACCGTGTACTTCTGGTCCTCGGCCTGCCGGGGGTAGAGGCGGTAACGCTCCCGCATCCCGCCGTCCCCTTGGTAGCGGGGGTAGAACAGCGAGTACGCCTGCGAGGTCAGGAAGGTGGTCGAGGTGTCGGGGGTCAGGGTGACGCCCCCGTTCGGGGCCACCGCCGTCACGCCCGCCGTGTCCGTGACCCGCCGCCACGCATGGAGGCCGAGGTCCGGGGAACGAAGGTAGTAGACCCGGTACAGGCCCGTCTGGTTCGGGATGACGCCGGGGGTCAGGGTGACCTCCTGCGTGTCCGTCAGGGTGACCGTGGTGGCTTGTGACAAGCCGGACGACCGGCCCGCCCACTCGTTCGCCATGGCAATCTCAATGGTCCGCACCCCGCGTCCGGGGGCGGCCACGACGGTCGCCACGCCCACGGCGGTCAGCGGGGCGGGGATGGTCACCGGGTCCTGCGGAACCCAGTAGCGGGGGACGCCCCGCTCCCCGAGGGCGAGGTTGTAGTACTCGTCCTCGTACCGGGTCAGGGCGACCATCATGCCGGGGTCCTCCGGCGTGATGGAGTTCGTCCGGTGCGCGACGTTCATCACCATCTGCGTGTCGGCAGGGAGGTCCATGTACCGGTAGATGACCGTTGACCCGGCACCGTCGCCCGTGGCCCCCGCGTAGGGCTCCGTCAGGTAGGCGAGGGTCGCGTTGCGGACGTAGGCAATCGTGTACTCGACGCCCTCAATCTCGATGATCTGCCCGTCCATCTGGCCGGGGATGAGGCCGCCCGTGTGGGTCAGGGTGAAGGAACCGGCGGTCGCGGAGACGTTCACGGTGGCGTCGGCACGGGCCAACTGCAACACGTCCTTCTGCGCGAACAGCCACGGCTTCTCGGACCACACGCGCTCGTAGGCGTCGGTCAGGAGCCGGTCCAACTGCCCCTTGTAGGTGGGGTTGGCGGTGGCGTCGTAATCCAAGACGTTGGTGCAGTAGTCTCGGAGGGCTTGCAGGTCCATTGACGCTCACCGGAAGGAAGGTGGGAGAGAACCCCTCCCCGGCCCGCTTGGGATTGGACCGGGGAGGGTGGCGGGGGCGTCAGAAGTTCTTGTACACCCACACGTCGCACTTGCCGGCCGCCGCCGCTTCGAGGCTCACGCCGCAAGCACCGGAGGTGTCGGCCGCCGCGAGGGCGTTGGCGATGCCCGCACCCGTGCCGTCCACCACGAGGGCGGTCCCGGCGGCGGTCACGGCGTTGTCCACGTTCGCGCCCTCGCAGTAGCCGGACACGACCACGCGAATGGTCTGACCGGAAGCGGTGGCGGCGTCGAGGGCGACGCCCACGACGAGCGGGTTGCCGAGGGTGAAGGTGGCGACCGCCTCGATGACGGACAGGACGCGGTTGGCGTCGGAGGCCCCGGTGTTGAACTGAACCCAGTCACCGACGCCGATGACGCCGCCCGAGAGGAACGTCTCGACCTGACGACGGTTGGAGGTCGTCGGGCCGAAGCCGTCCGCCTGAACGTCCAACTTCTGAATGAGAGTGGAAGTTGCCATGAAGCACCTCTACAAGTTGTGGAAGGGTCAGACCGCGTTGCCGTCGGTGAGGATGCCGTGGCCGGACAGGTTGGAGGCCGTGACCTGTGCGCGGACGAGGATGTTGGCGGCCATCGAGGCGTACCCCGGAATGGCCTGCATCGGCTCGACCTCGAAGAAGGCGTCCGGGTCGGTGTAGAGGCTGAACAGGCGGCTGTTCAGGAAGTACATGGAGAGGGCCTTGGTGTCGGACGCCGTGACGCCGATGAGGCTGGGCTCGATGTAGACGGCCGCGCCACCGAACACGAGGGCCAGACGGCCGCTCATGTCCTGCATCTCCTTGATGGAGGTATAGCGTTCGTTGTCCTCCAAGAGCGACCTATAAGCACTATACGCAAGCGGGCTGGCGAGCACGATGTCCACGTCGCCCTCGGGGCCGAACACCTTGGTCTGCACGAGAAGCTGCTGCATCTCATTGATGGTCAGGGTGCCGCCCGCGTCCGTGAACTGGTTCTGGTACGAGGTCGGGAACGCCGCCTTGGAGATGCCCTGCACGGTGCCGGTCTGCGAACCGAAGGCCGCCGCGTGGAGGAACCCGCCGGTCACCGCGCCGTTCAGCGTGTTGAGGTCGGTCAGGATGGTCGAGTTGCCCGCGACAATCTGCTTGTTGACCTCGCGCTGCAACATGCCGACGACCTGCTTCATGCGCGTCTCGGCAATCTTCACGAGGGCGCGCTCGCCCTTGTTGGAGAGTTCCTCCTTCTTGGTGATGACGATGGGGGCCACCGCGTCGCACCACGAGGACGAACCGGTACGCATGATGTCCTTGACGGCGAGGCTGACGCTCTCGTACCCGTTGGACAACTGCGTGATGGTCGAGTGGTCGGTCAGAACGAGGGGGATGTCCACGTAGGAACCGCCGCTCACTTCCTCGATGTTGCCGGCGGAGCGCACGGCGTCGAGAAGGGCGATGGCCCGGAAGGTGGAGTCCTTCGCGTCACGGGCGAGCACGCGAAGGGTAGAGGCGAGAATGTCCTGTTGGACACCGGTAGTCGTCGGCATTGGAACCTCCTGTCAGGTGATGACAGGCATTCGAGGTTGAGGTCGAAGGCGTGTCCGACAAGAGGTCGGGGCCGGGGGGTGGCACTACGGGTAGGGTCGCCAATGAAGGGTAGACCCCACCGGTAGTCCGGTGCTAATATAGCGCGGATAACGGGTTGTCACCCACGCTGGTTCTTCAACGATTGGTAGACCGCCCAAGCGTCCATGCGGCCACCGGGCTTGGTGGACTTGACGGCCTCGGTGTCGAGGGTCGGGGTCCCCACCCGCTTGCCCGACGCGGTGGCGGTCAGGGCGGCGGCACGGGCGGCCTCGCGCTCGGCCGCCTTGCGGGCCTCACGCTGCGCCTCCATGCTCGTCGCCTTGCGACCCTTGACCGCGTAGTAGGCGGACTCCAAGTCGAGGGCCGGGTTCTTCTTCAAGGCGTCGAACACCTCCTTGCGAACCTCGGGGTCGGTCTTGAGGTCGGGGTTCTTGTCCAAGAAGGCGTGGTACTCCTGCTTGGCCTGCGCCTGCTTGTGCTCCTGTTCGAGCGGGGCAAGCGCCTCGGCGAGACGCCGGGCCACCTCCTGCTCGATGCGGGTGGCGACGCTCGCATCATCGAACGGGTTGAACTCCCCCGTCGCCTCGGCGGCCTTGGCCCGCAACTTGTCCAGCGTGCCGGACTTGATGATGGCTTCCTTCTCGGCGGTCAGGGCCTTGCGCTCGGCGGCGAGTTCCTGCGTCTTGCGCGTGTAGTCCGCACGCATGGACTTCATCAAGGTCTGAATGTGCGGCGGGGCCTCGGCCATGGCCTGTTCCCACGACAGACCGGACTTGCGGCTCTCCTCGGCGTGCGCCTCGGCCTGCACCTCTGCCTCACGGGCTTCGGTGGTGGCCTTGGCGTCGTTGATGATGGCCTCGTCCCGCGCCCGCTTGGCGTCAATGACGCCCGACGCGGTGGACTTGTCCGGGTTGGTGGCCGAGGCCCCGGCGGGGGGCGTGCTCTGCAACAGGCTCATGGTGAGTGTCCTCTACTTGGGTTGGTTCAGGCGCGGGACGCGAACATGGCGTCCATCTCGTCGGTCGCTTCGTCGCCTTCTTCTTCCATGCCTTCGTCCTCGCCCTCGGGTTCGGACGACAGGAAGTCGGCGAAGTCGGGGTCGTCGGCAAGGGCGCGGACCTTGGCGGCCAAGGTGGCGACCCCGGCGTTGTCCTTGATGCCGGACAGGTCAATCATGCCCGGCTGGCCGTAGTCCTCGGCCGCCTTGGCGAGCATGGCAAGCCCCCGGACGAACGCGGGCGGGAACTCGGTGACCGTGGCATCCTCGAACATGGGGTAGAGGTCTTCGCCCTCGAACCCCATGAGCCGCTGAACGTCGCGGTAGGCGGTGACGAGTTCGTTCATCACGGCCTTGGTGAACTTGCCCTTCGGGGCCTCCTCGGTGAACGCGGCGTCCATCTCGGCCTCGTAGTCCTCGGCCGGCTTGACGAACTCGACAATGGTGATGTTGGGCTTCTTCACGGCGGGCTCCTGCGGTTCGGGTCAGTCGTTGACGGGGAAGGTGTTGGCAATCGCGAGGCCCTTGTCCCCACCGGCTTCGCGAAGGTTCTGCTCGTACTTGCGGACGGTGCGCTCGTGGTCACCGTGCGCCGACACGGACTTGTCCAGTCGGTTCTGTTGGTCGTACTTGGTGTCCTCGACCAACCCCCGCTCCCGCATGATGCGGTCACGGTGCGACTTGTCCCGCAGGGTCACGCCCAACCCCTTGTCGAACCGCCCGGCCCACTTGCTGTCTCCCCACCCCGACGGCGTGAACGCGGGGAGGCTGACCTTGGGGGCCGTGGACGCACCACAGGCCCCACAGGGCGGCGTGTCGGCCCGGCGGGTGTACGGGCGCAGGTACTCGGTGACCGCGCCACAGGTGGCGCATTCGGCGTCGTACAGGGGCATGGTTCAGACACCCGTGGGGAGGAGGGGGCCGACGGCCGTGGGGGACGGCCCACGGGCGAGGGCTTCGGCGGTGTTCTGCGGGGCCGTGGCGGTGGGGGGCGGGGTCGCGGCGGGGGTCGCCGTGCCGGTGGCCGCACCTTGGGCGACCGGGGCCTCCTGCTCTTGGCCCAAGAAGGAAGTCGGCAGGTCGTACAGGCGAATGACCTCGGCCTTGATGGCGGCGGGGTCCACCCCAAGTTGCGTGAGAAGCCCCGCCAACTCCACGAGGTTCCGGCGCTTGGCGGCGTCGGCAAGGGGCGTGGCCCCCGTGTCCGTGGCGAAGAACTTGAAGTCGGCGGTCAGGTCGTCGCCGGTGAGGAACACCGTCTGCCCGTTGATGACGAGGGGTTCGGTGGCGTCGCCAAGGATGAGGCTTAGCATGACCGAGTAGACGCGGGCGAGTTCGGCGATGGCCTCGTCACGGGTGCGGGCAAGCCGCCCAATCTCGCTGGACGAGTAGGACGCGAGGGCGGTGACCTCCGTGGCCGTGGCACGGGTTGCCTCCCCACGGGTGAACGGGGCGAGGATGCTGCCCCGTGCGAGGTCGCCCTCGACGGCCATGATGTAGGACTGCAACTCGGGCGGGGTGGGCGAGTGCGGGACCGGCATGACGGAACCGCCGAGGGTCTGCCCGTTGGAGAGTTCCACCTCGATGATCTCGCCGTCGATGCCCATGGCAATCTTCGCGGCGGCGTCGGCGTCAAGCAGACCCTTCTCAATCATCCATTGGCGGGCCGTCTTGCGGACGGCGTTCGCTTGGTAGGACCGGATGATGTTGATCTCCTGAACGTAGTCGGCCACCCGGCGCAGGGCCGAGTACCCCCGGAGCGGTGCGGAGATGTCGGAGGTGAAGATGAGCGGGATGATGGGGGTCAGGGGGCGGCCGGACGCGGTGCGGTAGGGAATGCCCGAGTAGACCTCGGACTGTTCCTCAATCTCCTCGTCGGACTGCCCCGCACCCGTGGTGGCGTCGGGGGACACGTCGAGGCTGGACCCCACCTGCACCTTGACGCCCCGGTACAGGAACTTGTCGCCGTTGGCGTAGTCGGGCGACCACACCACGAGGGCGTCGGACCCCGGCGTGAGGTCGTAGAACTCGACCACCTCAACGAACTGCTCAATGGTGGACCCGGTGGCGGTCATGGAACTGACCCCCGTGGGGGACCGGGACACGGAGTCGCGGGGTCCGCCACGCCCGTAGTTGGCCCCCACGTCCGCGAGCACGGCGTCCATGCTGTTGTCGTCGGCGTCCTCCAAGAACCGGTGGAAGGCGCGGGGCGTGTACCGCTTGGCCCCGTACCGGGCCTTGGCCTCGTCCAAGGGGAGCAGGTAGCGGTGCGCGACCCACCGTTGGGCGGCCCACGACGGGCTCGCCGCGTCCACGATGACATCCCACGGGGCCACGGCCTCCACCTCGACCCGTTGCAGGGGGTCGGGGCCGGGCGACGGGTGCATCTTCAAGAAGGCGCAGTCGAACACGAGGCCGATGCGGGTGGCGTGCTCCACGGCCCCACGGGCGCGGCGCAGGAAGTCATTGGACACGGCCTGCGTCACCTGTGCGTCCCCGCGCCCCCGCAGGTC